GGTGGTGTACATGACACAGCCATCGGCGAGTGGACTGACGATGGTGCTATGGCTGCAGCAATTGCTGATGCCTACATCACCAAGGGTAGGTTTGCTCCCGATGAAATCGCTCTCAACTTCATGACATGGCGCAAGTCAGGACACTTCGGTACACGTAACTATGTGTTCGACTGTGGTCGTACTTGCAGTGAGGCCATTGCAGACATGACAACCAGCCGTCCATACATGGGCAAGACTGACCCTGACGCTAGCGGTAATGGCTCCATCATGCGTATTGCACCCATCGTGTTAGCCAACCACAACTCTGTGGCACAGAGCATCGCTCAGTCAGTGGCTGTGTCTCTGATGACACACGGTAACTCAGACACCATCGAATACATCACAGGCTTTGTTGCCGAGCTGCATCATGGCACACAGCTGGATGAGTTTGACTACCTTCGTAGCTACAACACACGACAAAACTATGGACGTGGTTCCATCATGCATGCATACAAGACAGCATGGGAATGTGTTGAAGAGACAACCAACTTCCAAGGTGCATTGGTCATGGCAGTTAACAAGGGCTATGACGCTGACACTGTAGGCGCTGTGACAGGGATGCTAGCTGGTCGTAAGTATGGGTACAAGGGTATCCCTGCTCGTTGGCTTAACGAACTGGTGCAACGTGACAAGCTGGTTGACATGGCAGAAAAACTTTACAAACTTGGAGAGCAGAAATGAATGAGCTAACAAAGAAGATTGTCTACACTGTAGCGCCTTACTTGTCAGGCTTCACGTTTGCCTACCTGCTGATGTCATTCGTTATGTGGAACCGCAACCCTGAAGGATGGGCTGTATGGGACAGGGCATTCTGCCTTGTTGTTGGCTGGTTTGTTGGGACACTTTTATATGTACGCTTCACTTGGAATAAAAATGAAAAACTTTCTTGAACGAATTAAACAACTGTCAGCACAGGTGTTTCATGTACCAACTGCAGATGAGTTGGCACTTGTTGAACTGGCAGAAGCACAACGACAACTGCTTGCTATGCAAACAGCACGAGACTATTCAACACGGATGGTTGACTACAACAAAGATCGTATCCGTAGATTGACAGCACACATCAAGAAGACTGACACAGAGGAGCAAGCATGAACCCAACACCACGACTGCGCTTTGTTGAACGTATGCATGTTACACACATAGATATGTTAGGTAACACCATCGGCACAACAGTCCGTGTGCTACAGCAATGGTTTGCATATGACATTCAGTACCCAATGACACGAGGTGAGTGGCGAGATGTGCCGATGGAAAAGGAAACTATCAAATGAAATACACAATTGCTGACATCTTGCACTTGGCTGCAGATAAATATCTAGCTGTCAACTACGATGACTACAACAACTATCAACACAAGCGCATGTTCTCATGCTGTGCAATTGAGACAGCAGTTGAAGAGCTTTATGGGTGGAAGGAATGCTTTAAAGATGATGGTGTGCTAGACATTATCAAAGAAGGATTGACCAACATGGGACTCAATTGCAATTCATTCCATGCTTTTAAACCGTGGCATAGTCGTGACAGTGCACCAATGCAACAGTCTCGGTATGCGTGGTTGAAGTTTGCTGCACTGATGGCAGAGGAGCAGGGTGTATGACCATCACAGGATTTTGTCCAGTTTGCGCCCGTCCATATCCAAGTTGCATTTGCGGTGGGCATCGTTGGGGCAACTACATGGAGAAGAAAACATGAGTGGCTGGCGTAAACGTGGTGGAGGTAGACCTAAATGAGAAAGCCTATAGGCATCACCGTTCCCTACCGTGAGGTGGGTTGGCAGGAAAAAGAAACCAAGATGGCTGCACTTGAGAAACAAGTGAAGCTTCTAACAGCAAGGGTTGCTGCCTTAGAAAAACAATTGAAGGAAAAGAAAGATGTCAGCTAAGCTGCCTAGATATTTACTGCGAGTAGGTAAGGGTGACAAGTTGTTCTATCGCTACCTACCACCACAAGATGCTGTCGATGCTGGCATTGTGGTGCGTAAGAGTTTCAAGAACGATGGTTGGCGTAATGCTTTTGCCTTTGCTCGTGAACAGAATGCGTTGCTTGACACATGGCGCAAGGAACGTAAGCAACTCAAGGCATTAACCAATGATGCAAGAGTTAAGCATTTAGTTCAAAGCTACAAGGAAAACATTAGCTTCACCAAGCTTGTGCCTAAGACACAACAAGACTATCTCTACTACCTGCAACGCTGGTCTAACACCAAGCTGGTAGGTGGCAGCGTGTTGTATGACGCACGTCTATCAGATCTGTCCACACCCATGTGCCAGCGCATCTATGAAGAGCATGCTGAGCATAGCGTTAGCCTTGCCAATCATGCACTGGCTGTCTATCGATTGATGTTCAACTATGCAATTCGTCACGGCTTTACTTTACATAATCCCTTTAGCAAGGTGTTACGTAGGGTGGATAAACCACGTAAAGTTATTTGGACAAGAGACAACGTTCGTGCTTTCCTTGATGTTGCCTATGGCAATTTCAAATGGAGGAACGTAGGACTCATTGTTCAGATGGCACATGAGTGGGGTCAGCGACTAGGGGATATGCGTATGCTGCGATGGTCTAGCTACAACATTGAGACAGGTGTGCTGTCATTGGAGCAGAGCAAGCGTGGTGCTAGCGTTACAATACCAACAAGTGTTGGGTTGCAAGAGATGTTGCGACAACAACATGAAGAGTATGGATGGCAAGAGTTTGTTGCACCAAGCAACACCCCTGACCGCAAGGGTGGACTAACACCATTCAGTCCCATCACACTAGGCGTGTACGGTGCTACCATCATGAAGGCTGCTGGCTTACCACCAGAGCTGAAGCTGATGGACTTACGCCGTACTGCTGTCACTGAAATGCTTGAGGCTGCAGTGCCAATCACCAACATCATGTCTGTCACAGGGCATGCAACACCACAAAGCTTAGCTCCCTACCTGAAGCACACGTTGCAAGGTGCGACAATGGCTGCACAGATGAGGGGTATCTTGTGATTGATAACGATGCGTTGAACAAGGCGTTCCAAGAAGTGGCTGAAGAAACTCTCAAGCGTGACATAAGGGAATGGGTTGTGTACACCGCACCCAAGTCAGTGATTGACATCATGAAACGGTATGAAGAATTGTTGAAGGAGAAAGAAAATGAGTAGCTGGCTTATCGCAATTATTGGTGTAGTTTATTTGGTTGTAGCTGTTGAGCTGGTGCTCAAGGGCAACCTTGGTTTAGGCATTGCCTTCTTTGGTTACAGCATTGGCAACGTTGGCCTGTACTTGGAGTCGTTGAAGTGACATTCATTAAGACACACCTCCCGTGTCCAGACTGTGGCAGCAGTGATGGCATGGCTATGAACGAAGACATGTCCACGAAGTGCTTTGTCTGCGACACCTTTACCCCACCCGATGAAGAAAGTAAATACACAGTGGTTGAGATTGACACAAAAGAAACAAAGACGATAAGTTTTTTAGAAGACTATCGCAAGGGCAATGCTGTCTCTGTCTCTGACAGACGCATCAACAAAGCAACGATGGAGAAGTATGGCGTTGTACGTGAGAGCGACAGCTACTACTTTCCCTACTACGATACAGACAACCTGATGGTTGCTGCTAAGGTGCGTGGTGTTAAGGAGAAGTCGTTCAGCTGTGCTGGCTCATGGAGCAAGGGCACACTGTTCGGACAGAACCTGTTCCCTGCACATGGTCGTTACCTCACCATCACCGAAGGTGAGTTTGATGCACTGGCTGTATTCCAAATGACGGGGTCCAAGTATCCGGTTGTTTCGATTCGCAATGGTGCTGGCTCTGCATTAAAAGATTGCAAGGTGCAATATGAATACATCAATAGCTTCGAGAACATCGTCATTTGTTTTGACAGTGATGAGGCAGGAACGAAAGCATCGAAGGATGTTGCTGAACTATTTGGCAGCAAGTGCAAGATCTTTAAACCTGTACCTGATTACAAAGATGCATGTGATTGGTTGGCTGACAACAAGGAGGCTAGCTTCGTTGACCGCTGGTGGAAGGCAGAGCCATTCGTACCAGACGGCATTGTCTCTGGCTCTAGCATGTGGGATGAGGTGTCAAAACCTATGGCTCCCGCTGACTGTCTCTATCCTTGGCAGAAACTAAACGATCTCACCTACGGTATTCGCCTTGGTGAACTCATCACTGTCACTGCCGGTAGTGGATTGGGTAAGAGTCAAGTGTTGCGTGAGATTGTTTGGCACATCTTGCAGAACACCAGCGACAACATTGGCTTGATGTTCTTGGAAGAAAGCATTCGTAAGACAGGCTTGTCTGTGATGAGCTTAGCTGCCAATGCACCCTTGCACCTACCTAACACAGACATCAGTGAGGATGTACGCTTCGATGCATTCGAACGAACACTTGGCACTGGTCGCTTGTTCTTGTTCGATCACTTCGGCAGCACATCAATTGAGAACATCCTCAACCGTGTACGCTACATGGCTAAGGGCTTGGGTTGCAAGTATGTATTCCTTGATCACTTGTCCATCATTGTGTCAGCACAAGGTAATGATGATGAGCGTAAAGCCATTGACGAAATCATGACCAAGCTTCGTATGCTTGTACAGGAAACCAACATTGCTCTCGTCATTGTTAGCCACCTGAAACGACCATCGGACAAGGGACATGAGGAAGGTGCATCGACTAGCTTGGCTCAGCTTCGTGGCTCAGCATCCATTGCACAACTCAGTGACATGGTGATTGGTCTTGAGCGTAATGGTCAGCATGAAGATGAACAGATTCGTAACACCACCAAGGTGCGTGTGTTGAAGAATCGTTTCGCTGGCACAACAGGACCAGCTGGATGCTTGCTCTACAACAAGGTGAGCGGTAGAATGTTTGAGACAGAAGATCTTATCGATGGAGATTTGTTATGATTGAATCTTGGGTGATGGTGTTTATGATTTGCAGTAGGTCTTGCATCGTCACACATGTTGAGCCATATCCAACACGCAGTGCATGCATTAAAAAGCTGCCTAAGCAAGAAGGTATGTTGGACAACAACAAGTATTTATGTGTACCAGTTTCAAAGGATTAATATGAGCGACACAGCAAGTGATGGTGGTAAAGGATCCACTGTTCGTCCACGTTTTGTAGCGGATGACGAATGGGCAACACGATGGAATGCCATCTTTGGCAAAGACAAAGAAGATAGTTACAAACAGTCGGTAGTTGTTGATGACCACCAACAAAAAGATAAGGAAGAAAAAGATGGATTGGATATACGATCTGGAGACATATCCTAATTGCTTCACCTTCTCAGGTGTTGACACTGAAGGGTTGAATGCTTTCACATACGAGTGTTCACCTCGTAAGAATGACATCGCCACCATCTATTCTTTTCTTGACCTATGCCGCAAGCGTAAGGATCGTCTTGTTGGTTTCAACAACTTAGGCTTTGACTACCCTGTCCTGCATGATCTTCTCTCTGTACGGGAGAAGGCATTGAAGGTGAGTGGCAAAGCTGTAGCTGTTCGTGCCTACAAGAAAGCCATGTCTCTCATTGCTAGTCAAGAGAAGTTTGGCAACGTCATCAACGACAGAGAGCAGCACGTCAAACAAGTTGACCTCTACAAAATCTATCACTTCGATAACAAGGCACGAGCCACGTCATTGAAGATGATTGAATTTAATATGAAGTCTGACACCATTGAAGACCTGCCGTTCCCTGTTGGCATTGAGCTAACAGAAGAACAGATGGACACACTCATCAGCTACAACATGCATGACGTGATGAAGACTCTTGACTTCTACAACCAGAGCAAAGACCTCATCAAGTTTCGTGAAGAGCTGAGCAAGAAGTACAAGCGTAACTTCCTCAACCACAACGACACCAAGATTGGCAAGGACTACTTCATCATGCGTCTTGAAGAGAGCATGCCTGAGAGTTGTTACAAGAAGGGTGCTAAGGGTGAGCGCAAGATAAACCAGACTAAGCGTGATGTCATCAACATCAACGAGTGTTTGTTCAACTACTACGACTTTCAAAACCCAGCATTCCAAGCTGTGCTTGATTGGTTTAAGAAGCAGAACATCACAGAAACCAAGGGTGTGTTCTCAGATATTCCTGAGCATGAACTAGGTGATGTTGCCAAGTATGCTGACATGAATGTGTTGCGTAAGAAGTTCAAGGCTGAGCCAACACGAGAGGACATGCAAGCATTCAATGCTGAGTATCCCTTGGGTTGGGTTGACAAGGTTGCACTGGCTGCGAAGAAGAAGGGTGTGCCACAGTTTTCATACTGGATGTGCCGACATGAAGCTGAGACATTGAACGTTGTCATCAACGGCTTTCGTTTCGACTTCGGTACTGGTGGCATTCACGGATCTGTTGCATCACAAGTGGTGAATGAAGATGACGAGTACATGATTGTGGATGCTGACGTATCTTCTATGTACCCGAACATTGCCATTGCCAATCGTGTCTACCCTGAGCATCTGTCTGACAAGTTCTGTGACATCTACGAGGACGTATACCAACAGCGTAAGAGCTACGCCAAGGGTACGGCTGAGAACGCCATGCTGAAGCTTGCGTTGAACGGTGTATATGGAGATAGCAACAACCAGTTTAGTCCCTTCTATGACCCCAAATACACGATGTCAATTACCATCAACGGTCAGTTGTCCTTGTGTTTGTTGTCTGAGAAGTTGATGACCATCGAAGGATTGTCCATCATTCAGGTGAACACTGACGGTGTCACGGTGAAGATGCCTCGTCACAAGGTTACAGAATATGAAAGTATCTGTGCAGTGTGGCAGAAGCAGGTTGGTCTTGAGCTTGAGTATGCCTACTACAAGAAGATGATCATCCGTGATGTCAACAACTACATTGCGCTTTACACAAACGGTAAGGTGAAACGTAAGGGTGTGTATCAGTATGAGGACTTAGGCTGGCATCAAGACCAAGGTGGTCTAGTTATTCCTAAGGCAGCAGAAGCACACATGCTGCATGGCGCTGACATTGAAGGATTCATTCGCAACCACGACAACAACTATGACTTCTTAATGCGTACTAAAGTACCACGTAGTAGTAGGTTGGTGATGGTGATGCTGGATGGTAGAGAAGTATTGCAACAGAACATCTGTCGCTATTACGCAAGTACCGCTGGTGGTGAGCTGATTAAAATCATGCCGCCAATCTCGGAAGATAAAGAGGAACGTAGAATAAACGTTGCGTCAGATCAAAAAGTGTGGGTGTGTAACAACATTAAAGACTTTGATCGTAGCGATTTGGACTACAATTACTATGTATCAGCAGCTGAGAAGCTGATTGTTCGGTGAAGATGGTTCCGTTAATACCATCGCTTTTGAAATAGGAAATTAAAATGGCTGAAAATAAACGAATCAAATTGAAGTGTGACTTGTACTGGGCACAATTGAACAAGATGAATGACATGTCTGGTGCGTATCAGGTTAACCTGTGCAACCTGTCTGATGCTGCTGTTGCTGCGTTGGAAGAGATGGGCATCAGTGTCTTGGAAGACAGTGAGAAGAAAGCTGACATGGGTCGCTACATCACATGCAAGTCTAAGAACCGCCCCATCAAAGCGTTCGATGTTGACGGTGATGAGATCACTGAGAACATTGGTAACGGCAGCAAGGCCAAGGCTTTGGTTGGTGCATACGAGTGGACATACAAAAACAAGAAAGGCATCAGCCCCACCTTGGCTAAGCTGGTTGTCACTGACTTGGTTGAGTATGCCGATGGTGGCAAACTTGATGACGAGGACGTGCTGTAAGCATGATTGTCCTAATCGATAGCGACATTCTTGCTTATCGAATCTCCTTCGCATGTAAGGATGAACCGATTGCCGTGGCTAAGAATACTCTTAACAAGGCAGTGACTGACATCCTTATGTGCGGAGTGGATAACACTTTCCCAAACTGTTATGTAGATCAGTGGAAGCTTTACCTCACAGGTAAGCACAACTTCCGTCTTGATATTGCAAAGACTGCAGTTTACAAAGGGAATAGAACAGCTCCCAAACCAGAACATCTTGCTCCATTGCGTGATCATCTTGTTCAGGAATGGGATGCTGTTGTGTACGATGGACAAGAAGCTGATGACGCTATCGCCACAGATGCCACATTCTTGCAGGACAAATGCATTGTGTCATCGGTTGACAAAGACTTAGATCAGATACCCGGCTGGCATTACAACTTTGTAAAGAAGCAGGGATACTTCATAACACCAGAGCAATCTGTGTTCTTGTTGTATAGACAAATCTTAACCGGTGATACCGCAGATAACATCATAGGACTCAAAGGTATTGGTAATGTGAAGGCCGAGAAACTCTTAGGCGACAACACCAAGACAGAACGTGAATACTATGACATCTGTGTTGAGGCATATGGTGGTGATGAAGATCGTGTCATTGAGAATGCAAGGCTATTATTCTTAAGACGTTACACAGGACAGGTGTGGTATCCACCTGAGAAAGAATCAAATGAACAAGACATCTCTTCAACCAAATGATGTATGCGTTGTGCTTCGTCCTTCTCATGTAGAAGGAGAGGAGTGGGACAAAACATTTGAAGTGTTGGTATCTGGCTTTGGCCCCGTCTCTCTTGCAGAAGAAGACATGGCACATCTTCTCTTGATGGGAATGATGTTGGCCTGTGTTGTACCAATGATGAACGATGATGACGAATTGTATGAACGCATTGCCACCTTCTGTGAGAAACGGTTTGGTGGTGTGTCTAAAGAACTTCCTCTCACATCTCTTACTCAAACAGTAGGAGGTATGCAATGACAACCAAGGGTTGCACAACATGTTTCTATGGCGCAACATCTTCAGCTGTAGATCCTTGCAAAAGCTGCAAGAGTTTTGATAAGTTTGTAGACATCAGATCTTTCCAAGACTCTCTGCCTACAGCAAGGGTTGTGGAAGGTGTGAAGTTTGATGGTACAAAACCTGATTGGGCATTGCTTCCATTCACTGCTGTATCTGAAGTGGTTGATGTACTAACCTTCGGTGCTACTAAGTACAGTCCAGACAACTGGAAGAAGGTTAAGGATGCTAAGAGACGTTACCTAGCTGCAGCCTTTCGTCACATCGTTGCTCACGCACGAGGTGAAAAGAAAGACAGCGAGTCTGGGTTTAGTCACTTGTCACACGCAGTGTGTTGCTTGTTGTTCATCTTAGAACTAGGGGACTCAGAATGATTGCCGCAACAATTACCATCAAAGCTTTCTTTCACCAAGAAGATTTGCCTTCGGTGTATTCCAACGAAGACATCTTTCGTGAAGTGCTTGTTGAACACTTGTCCTACGCTTTGGAAAAGCTAGATGCTAAGGATGTAACCATTCATCCTATTGATCTTGAAGGTATGGAATGACCGACATTCTTGTTGAGTTGAGAACAGTTGCTAACGGGTATGTTATTAGATTCTCTGAACAGATGAATAACATGGAAGTTACTGGTGAGTTTGTTGCTGTTGATATTGAGGAAGCCCTCTCTATTGTTCGTGACATTTGTGTAGCACAAGATGCTTCTATCGATATGTCACACCTAGCAACAAATGTCATCAAGTAAACCTCGCAACGGTGGTGAATGGACTGAGGCTAGGTTTCGTAGCTTCATCACCTCTGCTTTAAGAGCAGCGTCTAGGCGGTGGCCTCCTAAGTACACGGCGTTAAAAGCTGCTGTGGTTGGGAGATACACCAACAAGAGTACGGGTAAGCTGGCACAGCACTATCGCTGCGCTGGTTGCAGCAAACTCTTTGTGGCTACCGATGTACAGGTAGATCACATTGACCCTGTTGTAGATCCGATTAGAGGCTTCGTCAGTTGGGATGTGTACATAGACAGAATGTTTTGTGAGCTTCACAATCTGCAAGTCATGTGCAAGCCTTGTCACAAGGACAAGACAGCTGAAGAAAAACTTAGGAAGAAACAGAAATGAAAGTATCTTTACTTGAAGAACACGAAGACGGTAGTGCGACATTCAGCTTTGACATGACCAATGCTGAGAAAGAAAGTCTCATTGAGATTGGAATCTTGGCTGGCCTAAATAAAGGCGTTGAGACAGAGAAGCAGCTGCGTAATGTTGAACTAACTATTGATCAGATCGATGAGATTGTTGTTCACGAAATGAAGCGTCTATATGAATACGCCATCAATCACGGGTTGTCTCATCCTGATGACATTGACTACTATGAAAAGTTTAAGGTGGCGTTAGAGCTGGTACTCAAACACTTCATGGTGCGAGTGGAAGCAGAAGATTGGATTGAAAAAGCTAACGATTGGAAAGATGATGAGCAAGGTTAAACTAATTTGGTCAACACCAAACGGTGAAGAACTCGTTGCATACATGGCACGAGTATCTAACCCAGAGAATCAAGACAACAAGGAGACAGCTCCTAAACTTCTTAAGTATTTGATAGACAACAAACATTGGTCACCCTTTGAAATGGTTAATGTGTGCATGGAGATTGAGACGACACGAGATATTGCCCGTCAAATCTTACGACACCGCAGCTTTAGCTTTCAAGAATTGAGCCAACGTTATGCTGTCGTTCAAGACTACGACTTCTCTGAGTGTCGTTTGCAAGACAACAAGAATCGCCAGAACTCTATTGAGGTGCAAGACCGTGAGCTTCAGCGCATGTGGCAAGAGTCTCAAGCCACTGTCATTCGTACAGCCATTGGTCATTACGAGGCTGCACTGGGTGCTGGCATTGCTAAAGAGCAAGCACGTAAGCTGCTGCCTGAAGGCATGATGTTGTCACGCATGTACATGAACGGCACACTGCGTAGCTGGTTGCATTACGTTGACATTCGTTGTGATAAAGCTACACAAAAAGAACATCGTGACGTGGCTGACAAGGCCAAGGTTGTGATACAGTCCCTCTTCCCCTCACTCTTTGAAAGTAAATAATGCAAGTAGACTTCTATCAATCCCGAGCGATGAGCTATCGTTTGGAAACAGCCAACGAGATTTATGCCCTGCTAAATCTTGGTGGTGAAATTGGCGAGGTGCTGAGCCTTGTTGCCAAGTTCATTCGTGACGGTGGTGATGTAGATAAATACAACCAAAGTATTAAGAAGGAACTTGGTGACATCATGTGGATGGTGGCAGCAGTTGCTCAAGATCACCGCATCAATCTGTCAGACATCTGTAAAGAAAACCTTGACAAGCTTGAAAGCCGTAAGATTAGGGATACTATTCAGGGATCTGGCGACAATCGCTAAACCTCTGTATAACTGTCCTTCCCCTCTGGAGAGCTTCGGCTCTCCTTTTTTATCAACGAAAGAAAACAATGACAACAACAACCCCTTGGTCCTCAGTGGGCTACCTAACATACAAACGTACATATGCTCGGCGCTTGAATGAACAAGACATCAGCAGCCCGACAGAAGAATTCCCAGACACAGTGGAGCGAGTAATTAAAGCCTGTGAAGAACAGCTTAAATGCGGCTTTACAGCTGATGAAAACGAACGCCTAAGGGCTTACCTGCTTGGCCTCAAAGGAAGCGTTGCTGGTCGTTTCTGGTGGCAGCTAGGTACTGATACAGTGGGTAAGCTTGGCATGGCCTCGCTTCAAAACTGTGCATTCCGTGTAGTAGACAAACCTGTCGAGCCTTTCACATGGGCAATGGACATGTTGATGCTTGGCTCCGGTGTGGGCTACAACATTCAGAAAGAAAATGTTAATAAACTTCCTCCAGTTAATGAGAATTTTAGTCGCCCTGTCCGCTCTAACGATAGTGGCGCTGATTTTATTGTGCCTGATAGTCGTGAAGGATGGGTTGCCCTACTTGGTAAGACGCTTAAGGCAGCGTTTCTAGCACACTCATCTGGCAAACAAACGTTCAGCTATTCAACACAGCTGATTCGTTCTAAGGGTGCACCCATCAAAGGCTTTGGTGGCACAGCATCTGGTCCAGAAGATTTGGTGTGGGGTATTGAGAACATCTCTAAGGTGTTGGAGAAACGTGCGGGTAAACAGCTGCGTCCAATCGATTGTCTTGACATCATGAACATCATTGGTGCTGTTGTTGTTGCTGGTAACGTGCGCCGTAGTGCACAGATTGCTATTGGAGATGCAGATGACGTGGAATATTTACTTGCTAAACGATGGGACTTGGGAAATATTCCCAGCTGGAGAGCCATGTCCAACAACAGCGTGGTGTGTCATGACGTGTCAGACCTCCATGATTTCTTCTGGGATGGTTACGAAGGGAAAGGTGAACCCTACGGCCTCATCAATCTTAAACTGTCTAGAAAAATCGGGCGCTTGGGCGAAACCCAATACCCTGACCCAAAGGTTCAAGGCTATAACCCATGCGCTGAACAATCGCTTGCTGATGGTGAAACCTGCTGCTTAGCAGAAGTGTTCTTGCCTAACATCACAAGCAAGGAAGAATTCTTGGATGTGTCTAAGCTGCTCTATCGCATCAACAAACATTCACTGGCATTGTCTTGCCACCAGAAAGTAACTGAAGCCATTGTGCATGAGAACATGCGTATGGGTGTTGGTGTCACTGGTGTGTTGCAATCAACAGAAGAACAGAAGTCTTGGTTGAATGATGTGTATCCATTGCTGCGTGAGTATGACAATGAGTACAGCGATGCTCATGGTTTCAATCGTTCCATCAAGCTGACAACAGTGAAGCCTTCTGGCACATTGTCTTTGTTGCCCGGTGTCACACCCGGTTGCCACCCTGCCTATGCACGATTCATGATTCGCCGTATCCGCATCAGCTCAAACCATGCGTTGGTTCAGGTGTGTAAAGATCACGGCTACCATGTTGAGTATCAACAGAACTTCGATGGTAGTGAAGATCACAGCACAGTGGTTGTTAGCTTCCCGTTCCGTCACCCAGACCATGCTGTCTTGGCTAAGGACATGACTGCTATCGACCAACTGGAAACAGTGAAGTGGTTGCAACAAGTGTGGAGCGACAACAGTGTTAGCTGCACCGTGTACTACCGCATGGAAGAGTTGCCTGAGATCAAGAAGTATCTGAAGAAGCATTACAAAGGTAGCCACAAGTCGTTGTCTTTCTTGTTGCATTCAGAGCATGGCTTCAAGCAAGCTCCTCTGGAGGAAATCACTGAAGAGCAATACAACCAACTGGTTGCTAACACTCGCATCATCACTGCCGTTGACGAAGCCAACATTGGTTTGGATGACGACTGTGCTACTGGCGCATGTCCCGTAAGGTAAGACCACCAGCACCACCGAAAACAGGATGGCCTCCGGGCCTCCTGCAAGATGACTCCAGTGAGTTGTCTAGGTGGTTTGCTAGTCGGATTGACGCAAGAGAAACTGTTCGAAGAGTATTTAGAAAGAACACCATGCCAAAGATTGTTTATTCAAAGCCCAACTGTCCCGGATGTGTAACACTAAAGGACAAACTAAAAGCTGAAGGTACAGAATTCACTGAGGTTGTCATTGGTAAAGACCTGACAGTCGAAGAGTTTATCGAACGATTCCCAACCGTTCGTACTGTTCCTTATGTTGTAGATGTTAGAGAAGAGACGTGGTAGTTTGTGATATAGTTGCTTGCGGTACATAACCAAAAGGAACTATATGACTATCGTGATCAATCTAAGACTTGGTATCGGCCTTGATATTGAGTTTAACGAGGACATCTTGCACCTTGTAGATACTGGTGATGAGAAAGATTTATTGCTTGCCTACTCAGGCATCCTGATACATCTTCCTTTCATCAAGATCTACATTGGTGAGTTTGATGAAGTTACACAACTGGAGAAACTTGATGAGTGAAGTTAAATCAGAACGCAGTGCACCGTTGAAGATTCAATGGCAACAAGGCTACTATGCATTTACTCGTGGGTGGTTGGCTAATCAATACCATCCTGCTAGTGTTGCAGGTAAGGAATGGCAGCGAGGTTTTGACCGTGGCTATTTCGACAACCTAGAAAAACTCAATGGCAACCAAGCGGTTCGATAAAGAATTGCATGATACATACGACAAGTTTGGAAGGGACATCGTCAAAAGCTTTGTCTCTTCCACTTGGAGTATGGAAGCAAGGGATAATCCAAACCGTTATGGCATTGACCTACATCTGTATGACAATGACAGGCTGATTGGATATGCTGAGGTGGAAGTTAGATTGTCATGGAAAACTCTTGAGTTTCCCTACGAAGATTTGAATGTGCCTGAGCGGAAAAGAAAGTTGTTAACTCAAGAGTTGCCAACATACTTCTTCTCTGTCAACAAAGATGGTACAGCCTTGTTTCATTGTGAAGCAAAGGATGTATTAGAATCTGACGTGAAAGAATCACGCAATAAGTACGTTTTCCAAGGGGAGCATTTCTTCAAAGTGCCTTTGGACAAACTATCTTACGTAACCCTCTGACCTTAGCTCAACTGGATAGAGCAACGCCCTTCTAAGGCGTAGGTTGTTGGTTCGATTCCAACAGGTCAGGCCATTAAATAAGAAAGCCAGCAATTAAGCTGGCTTTTCTTTTATCTGCGTCTGGTAGCTAGGCCACCTTTTGCAAGTCCAAGTCGTTTTATATTCTTTGGATATTGTGAAGCTGGTGCTTCAGAGTCTTGAACTTTTGCTGGAACCTTTCGTTCTCCACCAACAAGATCTCTGATGTTATCAATAGCTTTGTTACGTTTAATAACATCACCCTTCTCAGCAGATTGTCTAGCCATCTTAGAACCTTGCAACACTTTGAGTTGGTCAAGTAGATCTTCTAAGACAACAGCCTTGTCTTCAGCACCATTCTTTTTCAATACCTCAATGGTGTCCTGAATTGTTGGAACCAATCTCAGTGTGCTGCTCTTCGACATAGATTCAATACGAGCCAAGGTTGTTTGCTCACTGCTAGTTGTTGCAGCAGTATGAGTAAACTCATTCCTCAACAAGTCACGAATGTTTGAGTATGCCTTGTTAGCAGCAAGTGCTTGCTTCTCTGTACCAATGCTGAAGTTCAGAGCGTTGCGAGACTTAGCTATCTCTTTATACAACCGTTCCTGAGTGGCATCTTGATCAACAAAAGCCTTCAGCTGTTTCTCAACAAACGGAATATCAACCTTCATCTTCAGCTTATCAGCTTCCAAGAAAGCGTCTTCAGTTTCTCTGTAGTTCAATGAACGTGGCAAGCCAAGAGGACGAGCAACATCTGGTGAACCAGTGATGGTCTGTGCCATGATGTTCATGTCTCTGTCTTGGTATTGTTTCAACGGCATATCAACACGTCTAAACAAATAGTCAGCGTATGGAATCTCTGTCTGTGAAATGTTCTGTGGTCTGTTGCCACCAAACTCTTCAGTGTTGTAGTTGAGACGCAAGTCTTTCGTGAACGATGGAGCACCAACGTCAATCTCTTTGTGGTAGTTGGAAGTTGAATCTTGTGGACGCAAGAAACCACGTCTGAGTTTTTCTTCAGTACGCACAGTACCAGACCCGTGATAGAGAACAACGGGTGGATGGTCTTTATACTTCTCTCTCAGGTCATTCAGTTTCTTCTGATAACCTTCAGCAAACTTGGTGAAGTCTGCTACGTCTGTTGGATTTGTAATGTCCAGCTCACGCTTGTTCTTAATACGCCAATCACCCTGAGCAACAGCAATAGCATCAGGGCTAATTCCCTTCTCAACAATTGTCGGATCTTCTTTCAGCGCATTGAATGAGTCAGTGCGAATCGTTCTCAACTCAGCCATTGTCTGGTTTCTACGCTCAACGTTGACAGCAAACTTAGGTTTGTTCAGGTTGGTGTTAGTCACCTGTTGTTGTTCTGGTGGCAAGTCAACTTCATCTGTGATGTTCTTAGTTGCCAAGTCAGATGTAGTGACAGGCACAACCTTCTCACTTGGTGCAATATCAGCAGCCAGCTTATTAATACTTTCTTGGTAAGCAGCAGGATCAGAAGTCTTGTAAGCGTTCAATTGATACGCACTACCCATCTTGCCTTCCAAAATCTTCTCAGCTTCTTTCAATTGATAGTCACTGAAGGCAGCAGGTTGTGCAAAGGAAGCTTCAGCATTGGTTACCAAGTCTTCCATAGAAGGCTCTACAGCACGTCCTTCACCTTCGATGGGGCCGAGGTATGGCTCATTAGATTCAACCACCTTGCTGGTCGATCTAGGGGCTTCTGTAGGGGCTAGGACAGGGCTAGTAGTCTTAGCTACAGGTTTAGCCACAGGCTTAGTCAACATCTTCTCTGTCTGTTGTACTACTTCTGGCTTAGCTGTCTTACTAACCACATCGCCTAGCGTCTTCATCAGATTGCTACCGGCTTCTTGCAAGGTGTTCTTAGCAACACCCTTTGCAACATCACCAGCTAAACCACCAACACCGAATGCCGATGGGAACAACCCATATTCCTTAGCCATCTCAACAGCTTCACGAGTGTCTTTAGCAGGATCGAATTCTCTGCCGTAGCTTTCTCTGAAGTTTGTCTTAATAACTTGTAAGCTTTTAGATGTAAGTTTGCTATATGCTTTTTGGTATAAAGAAGCTGGACCAACATCCATCACACCTGTTACATCACCACCAGCTGCATAGCCGGGTAAGCTACGCATAGCTTCAGCATATGCCAAAGCGGTGGCATAGTCTTTGGTGGTTGCCAAGTCTTTGCCTTGCTGTTGTTGGTATGTCTCAGCAACAACACGCTTCAACTCTGGTGACAGCTTGCTGTATTGCACCTCAAACAAACGAGGTTGCTTACCCTCAGCATAGGCAGCAGCAGTTGACTTATCTGATGCAAACTCTTTAGCTGTCTTCTGTGCCCAGCTTGTTAAGTTTTGCAGAGCAATCTTCTGCATGTCCTTCGATGCTTCTTTGTAGAACGAAGTTTCCTTGAGGTTGTTAAATTGCTCAACAACCAAGGGAGCCATAATCTTACGGGCATCAGCGTCAACAATCTTGTCACCTGTGCTGGTGAAAATCTTGTTGCCGGGAATGTGTAGACGTGTAATCTCACCTTCCAAATCTGAGGGTGTGCCTTTGATTGTGATACCCGTAAACATCTTGAGAGGACCAGCATCGTTGAATGCTGCTGTCTCTCGTGTAGCTGGTTGATATACAGGCAGCTGTTGTTTGACAACAGGTGTACGCTTCATCAACTGTTGTGTTGCTGACGACACTACGCCTTCTTCACCAGCTGGAATCTGATAGGCATCACGAGGCAGGGTTTCATCACGGTCAATGGCTCCAACCAAGTCACTAACTTGTTGCAATGGAACCAAGGCTCTACCGAAGTATTCACCCAACCACTCACCGAAGAAGGTCTTAACCTTTATGTCAGCTGTCTCTTCGCCAACGCCAGCATTCGACTGAGCTTCAGCAAACTTATCACCCAACCATGAGTATGTACCGGCTGGTGCTTTGAAACCAATCAGTGCTTCGATAAACTCTTTTGCTTTGAATTCATCAGTGCGACCCTTTTGAAACTTAACCAAGTAATCACCAAGCGCCAAGTATGGAGCAGCAGGGAACAAAGCTCTAGCGTCAACCAAGCTACCGTCTGGATTCTTTACGTCATACCAGTTGGTGTCTTGGTTTTCTTCTCTGTATTTGAAAGCGGCATAGATTGCAGCAGTACCGACAGCACCTTTAGAGAAGTTCTCTAAACCCTGTGTCATCTGGTTCATGCCTAAGTCAGCAGTCTCAGCCTTGCCAAGCTTGGTAGCACCAGCAGCAATGTCAGATGTACCAGACAACAAACCTGCAGGGCTATGCTTATACGTCCATGTCATAGCGTTAGCCATGAAACGTGGGAATGGAATTACTGTTGAGCCGATAGGTCCAAGTTCTTCAACAAACTTAACCGCATGGAACATTGGTCCTTTGGTTGGCATCTTGCTGAACGTAGCTTCAAGAGAAGCATCAACAGCATTACGCAACACATCGAAAGGAATTGTCTTACCTTGTGCAATGAGATCGTACATGTTCAAACCAACACGACTCAGTTGCTTCTCAACTGTTGCAGTGAAGATGGCTTTACGGAAGAAAGCATCTTGTGCAACGTTCAAGGTGTTAGCTAGTTGTGCAGTTTTAGATAGGTTGTTAGCTTCTGTCTCGCCTGTTGTCTTCACCATCTTACGATAGAGAGCAGGTGTACCTTTGAGCAAAGCTTCTGTTACATCGCTAGACAACTCTTGCTGACCAAGATAGAAGACAGTACGAACAGCATCGTCATACACACCCTTCATACCACCGGTAAAGCTACCAGTGATTGGTTGACCAGTAGCTAGTTCACCAGCTGTCTTACCCATGCGATAGAGAGCAGACTCCATAGCTTCAGATGCTGCACCAAAGGTAACAACAGCAGCGCCAGAGAATGCGTTACGAACAGTGGTGGCAATCTGTGACACCATCAACGCTTTAAGTTCACGGTCAACACGCATGCCCAAGTCTCTCAGACCAACAAAGGCTGAAGTGATGGCATGACGTTTACCATACATAGCATCCAACTCTTTGGCTGCAGCAGGGTCAATGGCTTTGAGTTTGTTTTGTAGACGAGCAACAACTGACAAGCTCTGTAATGTACGAGCAGCATCACCAGCAGATGTTCTAAACATCTTGGCAAACTCTTCAGGTGTTACGTCAGCAGAAGACAATGCTCTTTCGAACACTGTGTCATCAATGATGTCAGCACTTTCAAAGGTACGCTTAATGGCATCAGACACTTTCTCTTCTGCCTTAGGTGCATACTCTGGTAGCTGCTTCCAAATGTCTTGAGCAATGAGTGTTGCCTTCTGGTTCAGGTCAGTTCTAACCTGCATCTGAGCAACAGCAGTTGGGCTACCTTGTTCATCCAATAACTTACGACCTTCGTAAATGTCGTATGCATCTTCCAATGCTTTCTCTGTTGGATCTTTAACAGCAGGTACTTCAATCTTTGGTGCTTCAGTGGTAGTTGTTTTTCTACCAGCCAAGATTTCATCTAGCTGACTACCAGCCTTCTTACCTGTCTTAGCTGCTGCCAACAAAGGAGCAGTTTCAAGAGTACCTGTGACAGCACCAATCGCTGCAGCAGCAGCAACTTGTTTACCGCTGACACCAGCTTTAACTTGTTCTTCAAGAGGCTTCATTGCCTCACGCAACTTGGCTTGACTCTCTTCGTCAAGTGTTGGCAAGATTTCATTTGCTTTAGCAAGCTGTGCTGTTGCAACATCCAAGTCAATCTTCTGTTGATTGACGTTAGAAACAGCAGCACCTGCGCCTTCAACAACAGGAACAGAAGCAACAGCAGTAGCGCCTCGTGCTGACATACAGCAGCTCTAGCACCCTTCTCTGCAACAGCTTTGGTCAAGTAGCCTGTAGCCACCTTACCAGTACCAAGAGAGAATGCTGTAGTTGGGCTAGAAGCAATTGCACCGATAGCATCGATGACAGGTCTAAAACCACCTTGACCACCCTTGGCATCAAAGTAACCAGCTGTGTTCTTAAACAAGTCGTAAGCAGCACCAGCTTTGATGACATCATCACGCTTAGCGTTGTTCAAGTATTGCAATTCCTGTACACCAGAAATCTCATTACCCATATCCAACATACGCATGTGCGAAGCAAAACGCTTCACGTAGTCTTCTTTGGTTTCACCAGCAATAGGAACACCCTCTTTACCAAATCGTGCCTTGGCATATTCGAAGATGGTGTTGAAGTTCTTCTCGTCTTCGTACAGTTGGTTGAAAGGAAGCTTTGCGGCTTCCTCTTTCTTAACTTCTTCTGCACGAGTACGAAGAGCCTGATCTTTCCTAAAAGGTTTAGGAGATAGAAAGGCTGGCTTAGAAAGATCTTCTGTTGGTGCAGCAGGTGTCGTAGCAGCTTCAGCGACAGGAGTTTCAGGACGTGGCAACTTGCTCAGCGCAGCTGCCATCTCATCCTTACTCATGCCATCTGGGAACTCGACTTGACCTACGCCGATTACTTCGATGTATTGAGCCATTAATTACTTCCAAGAGTTTGTTGCTGGATCCCAACGGGCAGCAGACGTATTTTTCGTTTGTGTTTTCTTAGCCAAGTCAATCTCACGTTGCAACCCTGCAACATCAGCTTGTGCTCGTTCAATTGCTTTCTTGTCAGTACCCTTAGATACTGCATCATATCGTGCTTTAGCGCCAACAATTTCTTGTTCAAGAATTGAAAGACGGTTTGTGTCAGCATTAGCTTGAGCAGCAGGTGTAACTCTAGTAGCACTGGCAGCAGGAGCTGGTGCAGAAGCAGCAGGTTTAGCTGGCGCAGCAGGTGCAGCTGGAGTAGCAGGTGCAGCAGGTGTACGGTCTTGTGCTGACAAGCTAGTGGGTGCTGATTTAACAACGATACCGTCTGCGTCAAAGTTAACACCAATAGATGTCAATGCGTTCTTGTGCAAGTCAGACTTTGGCTTACCATCTTTAGTAGTGAAGTCAGCAATAACTTCATTGCGTGACTTAGCCAATGCTCCCTTGTAACCACTGTCATCAATACCTTTAGGCTGCATAGTTACAGTGCCATCAAGACCAACAGTGGAAATAAACTTACCGGGAATCAAGCTTTGCATACGTGCTTCAACAGCTTTGTTAGCAACAGAGATCATGTTGGCCTGTGTCACCTTGCTTTCGCTGTCAGCTTTGTCCAACAACAATTGACGCTGTTTCAACAATGCACGTTTACTCTCAGCCTCTGCTGGCTTACCAGCTTTCTCAAGAGCTTGAATCTCATTGACCAAGTCAGAGCGAATGTCAGCTTCTGGCTGATTGATACGCATCTTCTCTTTAACAATAATGACACGGCCCATGTCAGCATCAGCTTTAGCAATGCGTTCTGGATCACCAGATCGTTGTGCCTCAAAGAAGTTTGATTGCACTTCACTTTCAATCTTATTCCAATCCTTTGGCTTAGCCAATGCGGAAGGATCAACACTACCTTGACTACGGATGATTGCGCTTGTTGGTTTGTATGTAGACAACAAGTCGTCCAATGACACACCAAGCCTTGCAGCAGTTTGTCTAGCTGTCTTCAATTGACGAGAAGCTTTCATCTTGTCAAAGAAACCAGCGTCTTCATTGTTAACACCGTAGAAGGTTTCAGCATTAGCTGCTGCTTCTTTTTGTAATGTATAAACTTCTTTGAAGTGTTTAGCAATGTCGGTAGTAGGATCAACGCCTTCAACCTGACGAACAAAACCTTTGCTTGTTTTCTTAAACCATTCAGGATCATCATCAAGCTTTTTAAGAATAGACTTAGCTAGGTCAGGCTTAGATGCAATGTTAATAAGTTGGCTATTATCTAACGTACCGTCAGCGAATTCAATACCACGTAATGAGTTAACAACCTTAGTTGCCTCATTGCGTTGAGCATCAATCTCTTTCTTTCGTTCTGCTCGTTCAGTGTACGCAGCCTTAAGCTGTTCTTGAATCTGAGCATCGTCTCGTTCGTTCTCAATAGTACCAGCTTTAGCAGCACCAGTGATTAAACCAGTAAGAATAGGAACAACAAAACCAACCATTACGCAACTCCTTTAGACATCAAACCTTTTGGAGCAGAAGCACCAATGGTAGATACAGCTTCTTCAACAGAGGCTTTAATTTCTTTTTCATTAACAATCTTAGTAAGCAGTTGCTTATCAATTGTCTTTGCTTTGAGAGCGTCTTCTCTCGTCAATGTGTACGGGATGTTGTACAACTCAGCATATGTTTTAAGTAGCTCAACAACAATTGGTGCTACCAAGATGCCAGCATCTACAGTGTGGATGCCGTTCATTGTATTGAATGTAATTGCGCTATCAGCAAGTGTTACCAATGGCACACCTGTTTCCAATGCGTCAATTGTTCTATCGATTACTTCGTGATCTGTTGTCAACTTATCAATGTAATACTTAGCAACCTCATCAATGGTTACATACTGAGGAGGCTGTTCCCAAGGAACACTACCCGGCTCCACTGTTAGTGACATACCGGGTACTGGTGCTGACAGAATATCTTCAACCTTTGGCATTTAAGAGTTCCTCTTTTTGTTTACGAATAATTGCAACGTATTGAGCAATCTGTTTTTCTGCAGTCATAGGTTTAGATTCAGTCTTAACAGATGTTGTTGGACGTGGTACAAGACCACCAACAGTTTTCTCTTTAACAACCTTCTCAGGCTTTTCAGCAATAATCTGATTAATCTTATTGTAATATTTCTTAAAGTTTTTCATATCATTTAGCTTCCAATGTTGCAAGTTTTGCAGAGAGACTATCAACCGTCCCACTTAACTCTTTAACAGCCTCAATTAACATAGCTGTTATATCAGCATAGTTTACTGTGCGGAAAGATGTGTCATGTGCAAATGGTGTAATGGCAGAAGGGATAACCTTTTGAACTTCACCTGCCAATACGCCTGACATTTCAGTGTCAGAAGGATAGCCATACTTTTCAAACCCTTGTTTGTATGTATAGGTATATCCTGTCAAACTCTTAATCTTCAACAGTGGATTTGTTACAACACCAGTAATGTCTTTTGCATTCTCATCTGATAATGAAAGTGCATATACAGCAGCAGCCGAAACAGCAGTGTTCATCATCTGACCTTCTGCCGCTGTGCTTGCAGCATCAACCGTTGCACTACCTGAGATGTTTGCTGTAGAAATCTTAGTAGCTCTATCCAAATCATTCTGTGCAGACTGCCATGTAAATGTCAGCTTATCACGATAGAGTTGGATGAGGTTGTTGTACTCAGCCAATGTCATCTGTTGTGACAGCTGAGCGTTTGCGGTGTTTGCAGCATTAGTCGCCGCAGTATTTGCGGTGGAAATCTCTCTCAACCACTGAGCATTACTCTGGTCAATCACCAAACGGTTCTGTGCGTTGAAGGCATCACGTTGGTTCTGCACATCAGCATTGAATTTAGCAATGGCGTTTGCTTGGTCAGTGTTGAATTGATTGATAGCATTAGTCTGTGTTGCATTGAACTGAGCAACCTGTGTAGTCAAGCCAGCAAAGAACTGGTTTGTCTGGTTGGTGCTAGTTGCATTAAATTGCTTAGCAGCATTCTCAGCAGCAGCATCAGACAACAAGGCTGTACTAATTTGTTGTGACTTAAACAAAGCTGTCTGTTGTTCGTTAGACAGATTAGCCATATCCATTTGCAAGAACGACTGTGCGTTTGCAACAGCAGCTTGTTGACGGTTGTTCAAGTTGGCTGTTTCCAAGGTTGCCATCTCAGCAGCCTTAGCCATAACAATAGCTTGATCGTTAGACAGGTTTGCCAAGTCAACTGACTGAGCAAGTCGTGCGTTCTCAAGCGCCACTTGTTGTGCAGCAGAGAAGTTTTGATTTGCAATGTCAGAAACCTTAGCAGCGTTCAACACCTTAGTCTGGAAGTTTTGATCAAACTCTTGACCCATGAATGTTGCACGTTGTTGTGCAGTGAGGACAGCCATCTGTTGTCTGTTAGACAAGTTAGCCAATCCCATGTCTTGGAACACCTTAGCATCTGCAGCAGCAACGGGTGTAGCAGCCTCAAGAGCAGCTTGTACAATTGCTTGACCTGCCATGCTACTAGCTGACAAACCTCTTGCAGCCATCTGTGCAGTGGCAGCTCTCAAAGAACCAGCCGCCCATGCGGGAGGATTGGATGCATCGAAGTTGGCAGTGAGCTTAGCCAGCTGACCTTGAACAGTCATGTCTTCTGTAACAGTAGCTTGTGCAGCCACGTTCTTAGCAAGCTCTGCTTCAACCCTAGCTTGATCAACAGCAGAACCAGACACCATCTCACCAGCTTGTGCTGTACGAGTTTGTAAAGCAGCTTGCTGAGCAGCATCAAGTTGTGCACCTTGCAAACCAGCCAATGCTGTAGTTGTAGGTTCTTGTTGTGCAGCTGTCACTTGTGCGTTAGGAGACACTGTACCTTGAGCAGCTGTTAATTTACCCATCTCTGCAGTAACACCAGTAGCAGCAGTGGTAGCTGCCATTTGAGCAGCAGGTGTTGCTGTTGGTGCAGCAGCTGTAGCAGCAGGTGCAGCCAATGTTTGAGTGGCAGTGGTGGCAGTAGTAGGTGCTAGTTGCGTTGCCAGCTTTTGTTCAGTGGTAGCGGTGTTGAGAGAGGGTGTGATCGCTGATGCAGTGCCAGCAGTTGGCGAAGCGCCTACATCAATAGCTTTTTGTGCAGTAGTGAGAATCTTGTTAGCCTCATCAAGTCTGGCTTGAGCAGCAGCACGAGCAGCTTCGTCTTGAGCAGCAGCTAATGCAGCTTCAGCAGCAGCTTTGTCAGCTTGAGCTGTAGCAAGTTGTTGCTGTAATTGTGTGTTGGAAACAGCTATAGCTTTCTCTGCAGCGTTTAATGTTGAGTACGCACCAGTTGGGTTTACTTTGTTGTACGCAGCTTGAATCTCAACCAACGAGGGGGCATTCTCTTGACCAACAAAAGCAGAAGCAACTTTAGATGGATCAACTTTAAACTTGTCCATTGCCTGTGCAATGTCAGCGTTGCTACCACCAGCTTTTTGAATGTTCTTAATATAACCAACAATGTCAGCGTCTGTGTATTGACCGGTTGGTGTAGGGACAGCCGCAGCAGCAGCGGTCATAACAGCAGGGGTAGTTGTTGTCTGAGCTACAGGAGTAGTCGTGCTTGTTTTTGTAGAAGGAGCAGCTGTTGTGGTTGAGGTGGATGTAGTTGTTACAGGTGCGGGAGCAGTTGCAGCTTCGTAACGACTCTGTACTTCGGCAACATTAGTACCAGTAGCGGCAGCTACTTGAGAAGGACTGACACCGTATTGGTTCATAGCAGCAGCAATCTCTTTATCGCCACCACCAGAAGCTTGAATGTTGGCGATATAAGAAGCAATCTCACCACCCGTATACATCTTTACAACAGAGCCACCGTTCGCCATGCGTTGAACATACTTATCTGTGATGGACGCATACTTCTGTGCATCATCAGCTGACGCATTCAAGAAGGTGTCAAACATACTCATCGGACCCTCATAGCCCATCTTACGAGCAACGATCTCTCGTTGTTGTGATGTAAAGGTATCTTTCATTGTTTAGTTGCCTTATATAAATATTCTAGAAATTCTTGGTTGTTCTTTAAAAGCGCCATGATTCCAGTTGCTGTGCAGTGCACTTGTCGCTCAGACATCTTTGTCTGCATAGCATCATCAATCGCATGAATAATTTCGTGCAAGATTGTATCTGCCTCTAGGAAAGGTTGCTGTCCTGTTTTGATGTGGATCTGAAGCTTTTCATAATCACACTGCCCAACAACACCCGCCAACTCATCCTTATATAATACCTCATATTCCCTGCCAATTATATCAATTGTATTAGGAAAAGGCATTATATCAGTCCTTTAATGGTAAAAGCCGTCTTATCATTTTAGACGGATTATGTCAAGCTGTACATACAGAACAGACCTCTAAAGCCAGATTGGTGTGGGCAATACGGTCATCAAGACCAATTGTTCCACCATTAATCTTCTTGGTCAAACCCACCCAGTTGCCAGCTTCAGCCAGCTCGTTGCAACCATGAGTGCTCCAGAACCAACCGGCTGTCATCAGGGCGTACAAGGGTGTAGCCACCAAGTCAGGGTTCATAACAAAGTCAACGCCACAGGCTTGTCCTGCATGGTAGTAACCGCTATGTCCTGTCAATTGGATTGCACCCCTGCCACGGAAACGATAACCGTCACCGCTAGCTTCATCTCTGTTTCCCATACGATTGGCGTAAACGCTGTTGGCAATTTTACGAGGATTTTTTTCGTACTGTTTAGCAAACTCAAGCGTAGGAAAACGCTTAGGCCACAGCTTCATCAGCGTCTCAGCACGGTAGTTTAAGTTTTCTTCGAAGATGCGGAAGTTGCCACACTCATGACCACACTGGCCTAAGAAGGCAGCTTGCTTACGAGGAGTGTCAATCTTGAATTTAATGAATGTGGCATTGAGAGGATCTGCCAAATCAGGATTGATGTGAAGTCTTTTAAGTTGCTCAGCGGTTACCATTCAGTGTCTCCTTCACTTGGTTGTACCTGTCGATGCAGGAGTTGAGTTCGATGATGGCCCTGTCTCCTTCTGCAACGAGCCTGATAAGGTCTTCAGCAGTCTGTCCGTCAAGTTCGGCTCTCTCTTTACCATCGTTGGAGGAAGAGGAGGAACATCCACCCTTGGTGGTTGTGTTGACGAACAACCTTGGACGGCTAGCAATAACGCCACTAAGCTTAGCTTCAAACTCTTGTTTAACTTCTGCATCTTTAACATCCTGTTCATTCTTCTGTTTGTTCATCTCGCCATTCAGACGAGCTATTTCCATCTGGTCTTCCAGCTCCTTGTCTGCATAACCGACATGGTGGCCTATTCCATATACACTTAGCAATGCAAACAATGCTCCCAATATCAGATATGGGTTCATTGCTTAACCTCTGCTCTGGCTGCTGCAATCTCTTCTCGTTCATGGTCAGGCTCCAAGTGATTTGCTGGTGTAGTAGGGGGAGGTGGTGGTGTCCACGATTCATCAAGCTCAGGGTTCTTGTAACCCATGAAGTTCCAATCAGGCAAGACGGAAGTGGGAGCAGGTGTGGCAACAGGTGTCACAGCTGGTGTAGGGGTTGTTGGAGGTGATGTGACCAGTGCTGGAGAAACTTTGCTGGCAATCATCTCTGATGCCTTCTTAGCTACACGCATACCGATCAAGGTGGTGATGGACCCTGTCATCAACAACACGATGTCATTCAACATCTTGGTGTAGGCCATATCAATTGGAGCCATTGTCTTCATTGGCTGACCAACAAAGGTGACAGAATAGAGCATGGTGAATACCAAGCCACCAAATACAAGCATGACAACACAGACCACAAAGGCCCATACCATCACTTCACAAAAGGCAATAAGTTCCTCAGTTGTTTGGAACAGTGCCCGAGGCGGGTTGAGTAGGTTCAATTTTCTTCTCCAATACTGGTGCTACTAAATACTCAGGGCAATCCTGAGTGAACTGACAGTCAGGTTTCTGACAACGCTTTGCTGAAAAGTTTTGTGGGTCTTGACAGAAGTAACGGTATCTGTCTTCACATCCACTAAGCGCCATCAATCCAAACAGGACAATGGTTAATATATATTTCACTTCTTCTCCTCTAGTTCCTTTAAGACTGTTTCAACCTTGTCACGCAACTTCTCGTTACGAACAAGATCGGCTTTAGCCTTAGCATGAATCATCATTGCATCAAGCACAACGATGTACATTAGATATAGGACGAGTGCCAGCACAGCTAGTACCAACATGTGTGCTAGGAAAACCCCGTTGCTACTTGTCTTTTGAGTGCCCACCACAACCACCATAAATAAAATAAAGCAAAGAAGGTAACGCTTGCCTCCCATGCTTTTTCTTTAGCATCACGAACCATCTTGTCTTTAGCAGCACGAGCTACAGCCTCTTCGTGATCCTGCTTCCTACGAGCTTCAGATTGTTCTTCTTCAATTTGATTTCTCATCTCTTCGAACTGGCTCCATAAAGCGCCAAGTTCTGGTGGAGAGTGATACACCATTTGTTCTCTAATCTCTACGTGCATGGCTTGAAGCTTTTGTCGAACAAGTATTCGCCTCAAGGCCATCTTCTTAAGAGAAACATCAGCAGCCTGTAGCTTCTTTGATTCTCTTTCTTGTTCCCAGAACAAGGCTTCTACTCTGTCAAAGGCATCGAACATGTTTCCTAGTTCTTCACCAATCTTGAATATCACCTCAGTGGGATCAGCTTTGGCTACCTCTTGAACACGCTTCTTCTCTTCTTCAATCTTTGCAGCCTGTTCCTTAGAAACTTTCTTACCTGCAAATTGACCGTTGATGTCATCGATAATTCCTTTGACGTTACCGGCAACACCCTTTACTTCTTTGTAAAGAGCACAGCCCTCCTTGACTAGCTGGAAGGCTGTTGATGCTGCAAATAGAGCTGTACCAATTGGCACATTACTTCTTCAAATCTTTGTAGATTTGATAGGCTTTATGACCGATCATTAGCACGGTGTAAATAAGAGTAGCCCACAAGACTAGCTCTGATACTTGAACACCTGCCACTGTAGCAAGAGATATTGTCACAGGGGGTGCAGCCTTAGTAACTAAAGCAACTCCTGTTTCTGTAGATATTGTGTGATCTGCCATTTATTACTCTGGTCGTTGGGCTGTTTATTCTGCGACTATCGGTAATGGCTACGACATGGCGTTAAATGAAACAAGTGGCGCTGGTACTTCGCCATATTGGAACTCAACAACACCAACAAGTTCTGTATT